ATTTGGAGTATGGTTATGCCAGCAAGAACAAGATCCAGGAGGAACTCTGGCTATCAAGGCACGGTTATTGTCGGTGGTTTCACCTTCAATAAACACGGCTGGGATAGCATTGAGTCGATCTCGGATTTTGTGGGCAATCCCAAGGGACAAAATTCCCTTGCGATTCATTCTGCGAAAAGGGTGGCCGCGCCGACCTTCAATGGTCAATACGGCCTCTGGCTCGCGAATTCTTTGCGCCCTTCTTGCTCGTATAATTTCCCGGTTTCCGATTCTTGGTACGGTTCCATGCCATATTCACGCACTGTCCTCGAGGCTATCAAGGGTTCACACCCTGGGTCGCCGACTGTCAGTATCCCTAATGCTCTTTACGAGCTGAAGGAACTGCCGGGGATGTTGCAGAATTATGCTAAAATCGTACGTAAGATTCGGGATAATCCAGACTACCACCCTGGGATAAGGGACGGGTCCAATGAATGGCTCGCCTATAACTTTGGGTGGAAACCACTCTACAATGACTTAAAGTCTTTGTTTGATGTCGCAGAAGGCGCTAAGCGCCAGGCGCGTCGTTACGCAAAGGCTAAGTCGGAGGGGTTTGTCTCGACTCGGGGATTGAGAGGTGGAGCTACAAAGGTCTCCGTTTCTAACGGCACCTTTGACTCGAGCATGAATAGCGTTTTCGCTACCGTGCACAAGGAAGCTCAGTCGAAAGCGTGGACCTCCGCAAGGTGGACCGCGACTGACAACTTGCCTCTCTATACCATACTACTAGGTGGTAATCGGAACTTACTGCTCGATCAGCTTGGTCTGGACGCCTCATTCGACACTGTGTGGAATGCGGTTCCTTGGACCTGGCTCATTGATTGGTGTACCGATGTTTCAGCGCTTGTTTCTGTGTACTCCAATACAGGTGGCTTTAGATTTTCTTCTGCCGTCTCAATGGAACACGTAAAACAAACGCACACCTATGTCCCGACATCCAATAGGCAAAATTGGCCTACTGAAGTCGTGATATCGTACGAATCTAAATTACGTACGGTAGTAGCTCCTTCCATCGCTGATGTGAGGCTAACAATCCTCAATAAGCGACAACTCTCGATTCTGGCTGCTCTTGTGTTTAGCAACCAGCGTCGAATAGCTAGGAGATAACGCTATGGCGTTTACTGACCCTCTCGCATTGACCATCGACGGTGGCACCAAAAATCTGGTGCGTGTCCGTTCCAACGGTCAATTCGGCTCCGAGTACCTCCTTACGGAGTCTGCTCAGGAGTTTCGGGCTTTCATTCGAACTCAGGAACTCGGCCTGGAGGCAGATGGGCGGCGTCAAGTGCGCCACAACATCAGCCTCCGCTGGACTGTTTTCAAAACATTGACGACTGCCGAACTTGTTCGACAGACCTCAATGACCGTCTCCCATTATAAGGGCGACGATGTTACCAAATGGGACGATACGGTTCTTGCCGTGTCGGGCCTTGGTACCATTGCGAACGCAGCCAAGCTGAACAATTACGAGTCTTAGACTCGTATCCTGGTCTGACTATAAGCTAGGTAAGAAATCTAGCTACCAGTCTTTCCGAATGTAAGAGCAAACTTGGGTCGCCAAGTGTTTCCGGCTATCTAATCCTAAGAAAGGAATAGTATGCCTAAGTCACATCTGGCTAACCAAATCTGTCAGTTCTATAGCGCTCTTGTAGAAGACGTTGTAGAGTTGATGGAGTTGGATTCAGGATGTCTCGACGCAGACTTGGAATGTCTGCACCAGACTATACGTTCACGCGGGCCAGTCGTAGTTTTCTACGACTTGCCTCAAATCTGCAGTGACCTCGAACGGTCACTGGAGATCGGAAGGTACGAAAAGCGTCATAGCGGAACTTTGTCCTCTCTTGAGGGTGGGGTTCCTAGCCTGTTTCGCAAGCTGTACCTGCACGTGTTTTCTGAAGTCGGCGAGATCCTTGCGGAACCGTCTATCATGGCAGTCCGTTGCTTGAGACAGCTTTTGCGTTGTTTCAAGAAATTTGACATACCATGTCCCGAATCAGCGTTGACGAAGGCTATTAATGCCTTTGTTAACATCGAAACGGTACTCCCTAATCCCCTTCTTACTTGGGGTGATAGGGACCTCGTTTGCCGAAAGGGCTGGCCTAGTCTTGTAGACTTGGCTGCTCGCTCGCTTAACGATGGGACGGTGGTTGAGAGGCTTACCGGCATTGACCCTAATTGGTCACGCGACGCCATACTTAACTGCGCCTCTTGGGCTCAGAAAGTATGCGACTCGGTTGTCGGGAAGTTCTACTTTTCCAACTCCGCTACACAACCAAAACACGGACCAGGAGCTGTCTCCGAGAGGTATCATACTTCTAAGTATGAGTTCCCTCGTTGGGGATGGCGCCTAGAGAAGTTCTTTCCTTTCTGCGAGTGGGGTATAGTAAACTATACCTTCCTTGGAGAGGAAGAACCGGAGGACTTCAGGTTAGAGTCCTTCAGCAAGTTGATTGCAGTCCCAAAAGACTACAAAGGTCCTCGCCTTATCGCATCCGAGCCGATTTCGGCGCAGTATGTGCAACAGGCGATTCTCAAGGATCTGAGGCGTAATGTAAGGGGATCGGTGCTTCGGCATTCGATCGACTTTCACTCGCAAGTACCCTCTCAACAAGCTGCGTTGGCTGCTTCTAAGATTGGTGGTCATTCGACCATCGACCTTTCCTCCGCTTCCGATCGGTTATCATGTGCTGTAGTGGAATGCGTGTTTCGAGGGAAGTACTCCTACATGGAGTATCTTAACTCTGCACGCACCCACCACATTCACATTACCGAACGTGGGATGGAACTGGGATGCAAAAAGTTTGCAGCCCAAGGAGCGGCCTTTACCTTCCCCGTGCAATCGATTGTCTATGCACTCATGGCTATTGGATGTTTAATGTCCAAGAATCCACGTTTGCGACTTCTGATGCTGCACGGAGTGTCCGTGTCTTCGGAGACGATATTATCGTCCCTGGAGTTAACTCTGACGATGTTAAGCTACTCCTCACGGCCTGTCATCTTGTTGTTAATGATGACAAATCATTCTCGCACGGACTCTTTAGGGAGTCATGTGGAATGGATGCATTTAGTGGCAGTGATGTCACACCTGCATACGTGAGAAAGCTTTTCCAGCATCGTCAACCTACTGCTACCTTGTCCACCGCCGAGTGCTCGAACAATCTCTATTTAAAGGGATTTATTAGGGCTTCGGCGGAACTGCTGGACTATATACCATGGGGTGTTAGAAGAAACATTCCGTGGGTAGCAGTTGGTTCGCACGTCTGGGGTATCGTGGGACCTAACATATGGTCGAGAAAAACACGATATAACCGTTTTCTTCAACGGTATGAAGCCAAGTGCTTGTCCGTAGAGGACATGTCACCTAAGCTTCGGCCAGACGGCGCCCACCGTCTCCACCAATGGCTTGATGAAAAGCCTAGCAGAGACGTTGCGTTCGATCCTTATCGTCGCATGGGCAGGAGGTACCGCTACTGTGAGCGGTGGGTAGATATCTCCCTTCTCGGCAGATAATCCACCGCGTACCTCCGATTGCGGG